TTTAGCTTCTTTAATAAGTTTTACCTTAGTTTCAGCTAAATCTTTTTTGTCTTCGTGGAACTCTGCAATTTCGTTTGCAAGTGCATCAACGATGAAACTCTCGAGCATACTAAACTTGCTAGCAATTGCTTTTTGATCTTCATGCAATTCAGAAACTTCCTTTACTAATGACTCAGCCACAAAGCGTTTTAGTAGATCTGCATTTTCACGCATTGCTACTCCGTACTTTGCTTTTGCTTCAGCTAGCTGTTTGCGATCATCTGCAAACTCAGCAATTTCCTCTGCAAGGCGCTCTGAAATCATAGCATCAATAGCTTCAACCATAGTTGATTTATCATGCTCGTATTTCTTTGCAAATTCTTCACGTAACTCAGCAGTTGCCTGCATTTTGTTTTCCTGAATCTTTGCATTCCATGCGCCTTCGATATCTGCACGTACTTCTTCAGAAACTGCATCGTTTTCAAAAAGTGTTTTTAGTGCGTCCAACATATTATGTTCTCCTTTTATTGGAGTCTACTGATTATATTAATCAGAGATTCTTTTAGATATTTTTGTGCCTTTGGGTCTTGCCTTGTTGCCTGTGCTAATTCATATGCCTTCATTCCTCCACGAGCATTCATAAGATGCTCATAGATTGGTGTAGGATATGCTCCAGGGGCGCTAGGTTGTGCCACAACGTCCACTGTTATAATTTCAAAGTCGCTAACGTTGCCGCTACCGTCTTCACTAACATTACCAGATCCCCTTGATGAAACCCCTAGTTTCACACCACTTTCAAGCATGGTGCGAACTAGGTTTCCCATTGGAGTTGGTAGTATTTTTAATTTACCATAACCGTTTGGGCCATCCATCCAGCATTCGCTGATCATATGGCTTACGCGATCTAGGTTAATATTAAGTCCTTCTGGATGATCAACTTCTCCGAGTACACTGTATCCACCCTCGATTTGTTCGCTGAGAGTTTTGACAGCCCTGCCAATTTCATTTACAGGATACACACGCTGATTAGCGTTGCGTACTCCGCCTTGTATACAAATACCCTTCATGTACAAGTCTTTTCCTTCGTTAGCAGACTCAACGACAATTTTCGCTTGGTCGAAACTTAGGTGTTCTCGTAAGTTTAACATTCAGATTTCCTTACTCTTATTTGCCGATAGTAGATTTTTTATTATCAGCAGTTTCGCCTGCGCCTTTTTTCTCAGCACCATGGCCTTTAGCATTTGGTGTATTTGATTTTGCTGCTTTGCCGCCTGGAACATTTACGTTGCCAGTTGACATATCTTTAGCTGAATCAGCTTTGCCGCCTTTTTCATCTGCACCTTGTGCTAAGTTTGCAGCAGTTCCGTCACCTATGTGGTTTGGAGTAGCTGTTGCACTTTTAGTATTTGCACCGTTGTCGCCCATTGTTGCATTTACTTTTTCTACGTATTCACGCATTGTTTCGCCTGCTGACTTTTTAGTTTCTTCAACTTCTTCGTCTGCTGTTTCTTCAACTTCTTCGTCTGCTGTTTCAAAAGCCATTGCTTCTTCTTCAGCTTCTTCGCCATCGTCGTCTGCATCCATGTCCATGTCGTCTGCATCGTCGTTAGCTTCTTCGCCATCGTCGTTGTCACCCATCATAGCTTCAAATTCTGCTTTTAATTCTTCTAGAGCGTCTTCTAGGTCTTCAACACGATCTTCAACATCGCCTTCACCTTCTTCGTCGCCCATATCCATAGCTGGTGCTTCGTCGCCGCCGTCTACTTCCATGTCGCTCATCATAGCGTCCATTGGATCTGCTTCAACTTCAAACTCGTCTAAGTTAAAGTCTTCGTCTAGCTCATCATCTGACTCATCAACTTCTTCGTCATCAGTTTCGTCTAGCTCATCATCTGACTCATCAACTTCTTCATCAGTTGCTTCGTCAACTTCGTCGTCCTCTAGTTCTGCTTCTAATAAACCTTCGTAAATGTCACGTGATTTCTCTACTACAATCTCGTGGAATAGTTCTTCAGCGCCTGCCTTGTCTTCGTTGACAAGTTTTTCAAGCATCTGTTCAAATTTGTTTAAATCTGCCATTATTTTTTCTCCTAATAAATGTTGTACCTATGGTAAGGCTGTCAAGTGTATTTACTATTTATTAAGAATATGGGATGATAATAGGCTCAAAACGAGCCATTTAGAATTAATGTTAGGAAATATTGAACATTTTTTTAAAATCTTCAATATAAATGTCTTTTACGTTACTAAATCTATTTAGTTCTTCTGGACAATAATTATCTGGCGATATAACTCTATAATACATAATTTTAGGATGTTCTTTAATTACACTTGCTGTTTGCCTTAACCAGTTTCCAAAAAATGTAGCGCCGTCTGTTGATTTTTTGTAATTTACTGTGTCAGCATATATATTATTAAGTCGGTTTCCAGAATCTAATCCTTTATAGTCAAATCCTAATATAAATATTTTTTCGTAATTATGTTGACTAGCTAACCATAATGCTGTTGGTCCACTACTCCAACCTTTGCTTGGCTGAAAGTAATTTAAATTTGACATTTTTTGGTAAGTCTTATTAGGATTTGTCCAAACTATATTTTTGTGTTGATAACCAGATTTATTTATTTCTAAAACCATTTTAACATCAACAGCAATTAAGTAATCTGGTGAGAATGATCTATAAAGTGCATTACACCCATATGTTTTACCATACAACGATATTTGATTAACATCAATGGTACTTCTGCTTGTACCATTACCTAATACAAATGCTGTGTTAGTAGTTGTAGGATTATTAATTTTTTTAGGAGATATAACGTCGATCTTGATTTCTTCTTTAAGTTTTTCAAGGCGGCGTTGATCTCTTATTTTATGCCATTCTTCTTTTGTATATTGAGTTTTATCTATTTTTGCCATTATACCCCGGCAGCGGCTGCTTGTGCTGCTATTCCATACATCTGTCTAACAAAGTCTAACTCGGTAGCCTTCTCAGTTGTATGTAGCTCACTAGCTTTCCTTGCGCGGTTAATTTGGCGTAGAGTAAGACGTGTTTTGCGACTGTCTTTCATCTTAACAACACTATCGTCATACTGAGGATCATATCGATCATCTTCAGTAGACTCAATTGTTTCTTTATCAAAATAAAATAGTTCTCGTAATATCATATTGTATTTATATCGTTTGTGCTGTAGATGCTGCAGGAGCAGCTCCGCCAGGTTCTGCAGTTGTTACTGTTTCTGGTGGAGCTGTATCACCACCTATTTCAGGTTCGCTGTCATCGGGTAAAATATCTTCGGCGCCATCAATGTCTGCACTGATGCCTGCACTACTAATACCAGCGCTGCGCATTTCTGCACTTGCGTCTTCGCCGCCATTATTAAGTTCTTCGTCATTTTCCTCTTTCCACAAACGTTCGTTTTCTGCAATTTCTTCTTCGCTCATGCCTAAGAAACGTTTCATTGCAAAGCGATTAGAAATATAAGGAATAGCACTCATCTGTGTATATGTCGGAACACGAGCATTATCAAGTTCTGCTTGTCGATAACTTGCAAAGTTTTGTGGTGTTTCAAATTCTAAATCAAACATTGCTGTATCAATGTTTACACCTTTTTCTAACAAGTAACGTTTAAACTCTTGATTAAAATCTTCTACAATTAAACCTTGTAAACGTTCACAGTACGTATTAAATCTTAGTTCTTGTATGTAAGCAGTACCGACTCTTCCATCTTGGAATGAACTTGCTCCATCATCAGCACCCGTAGGCAAATAGCTGGAAGGTATTCGTAAACCGCGTACGAGCTTATTAGTAAAATATCTAAGGTCATCAATTTCTCCAAGGTTAGTACCGCCTGGTAATGTTTCAACTTTTGATCCACGTCCTTCAGCAGTTTGTGGAAAGAAGTAATCTTCGTTGATTGACAAGGGATTGTATGAACTGTCTATGACATTAGTTCCGCCTCCTGTTGACGATGGGATACGTCTTTGATGTATTTCCGTTTTAACACGCTCAACAAATTGCATCGCAAGGTGTGATGGCATGTTACCCACATCAACGTAGAATACTCTGCGCTCTGGAGCACGTTGTACACGATAAATGATAATAGCATCTTCGAGTAATTCTTTTTGTTTGAATACCTTAAATATTGTTTCTAGTAAACTATTACCAAACGGATAGTTATTATCTAAACCTTCACTTAGACTTAAATGAACTACATGATCTGCATCAATTGCAACTTCTCCGTCTTGAACGTTAAATCGCGAACCACTTTGGCCAGCAACGCCGCCGGTCATTCCGCGAGCGCCGCCAGTTTGATAATTTGCTCCAGGCGTGCCCATGTTACCGTTAGTAATATGCGGAGTAGTAGCAACCATTTCAGTAAAGTTAAAGTTTATATCTTTGATGATATATTGCTCTGGTATTTTGCCTTCGCTTTCATTAACAATAATACGTGTTAGCTTTGCAGGATCAACATGAAACAATTTTTTTGTTTCCGGGTCTCTTAAAAATATTGCATCGCCGAATTTAAATATATTACGGAATGTTCTAAACATTCTTGTTTCAAAATTATTTATTTTACACCATTGTTTTAAATATTGGCCTAAAATATTAATTTCATTATTTGTTGCACTTTTATTAAATGCAAATTTAAAGTTGGTTCCGTTTTGTTTATTCTTTTGTGTGCAAAATTCAGCAAGAATATCAAGAGCAGCATTTACTTCACTGTCTTGGTCCATTGTGTTATATTGTCCGTAGCGTTCAACTCTGTTTGGCGAACCTACATACACATCAGGCAAGTAACTTGAATAGTTAGAACGTGCAGGTCCTGGACGACCGGCAGATGCCGAACCGCTTATTGGACTATAACTTCCATTTGGGTTGTCGCCTGTTTGTACAGGTGTAAAATGTTTTTTCCAGCTCATGCTCTACCTAGTCCTGTCATTAAGTTTCCTGCGCCCCTAGAACTTTTTAATTGTTTTTCGCCTACACGCATTTGTGTAGTATTTACCCCAAGTAAACGTGTTAAAAGCTCGTTAGTGGTTTGAGTATGTTGTATTAATGCGCTAATATCGTCACTCTTCAAATTTGTCATTGCTGTCTTCATAGATTCAAGCTTTTTAGATTCTTGACCACTAACAGCAGCTGCTGCTTTTGCTGCTTTCGTTATTGGTGCGCCGAATTGTTCCATTTCTTGCTTTAATTGTTTAGCTATGTCTGGCATTCTGTTTAGGGCCGTTTTCATGTTTGGTATAATTGCACCATCCATTCCAGGCACAAAAGTTTCTTCGCCATATTCTCCTACTCGATATGGGCTGTTAGCTGTTACACTTCCACCAAGTGCTTTACCAGGCGGGTCATTAAACATATTACGAATATCTTCTTTAGTTTGAGAAGACATAACACCAGCAATGTCATCAAAATTATCTATGTTTGTCCGTAATGCACCGTTAGCAAAGGAAGATTCTTTAAATACTTCTCTAAATGGATTTAATGATATTTTTTCATCATCAACTGTTCCAGGTAACACACCCAGTGCCTTTTCTGCTGTTGCTGCAATTACCCCCGAACTTTTAACTAACCCTCGATATGCTGCTGCTACAGCGTCTTGTAATTTTGTATTAGCACTTAAATTTCTTCCTATTTCTCGATTAACACCAGCAGCAGTGTTTGCTAAACCTATAGTTGCAAGATTAATTTCTCTTGATACAGCTTGTTCATTACCTCCGCCGTCTTTTTGAGCGTTAACACGATTAGCAATAGATTTGCGGAATGCTGTTTCAGCTTCGGCCATTGTAACATTGCCGTATCCACCTGTGTATTCTTGGCCAGATGCTTCTGCTCTTTCTTTGGCTATATCAGCTCGTGCTTGTTCTATGCCTTGCCTAAAACGTTCAGTTTCGCCTATCATATCTGCAGCCGTTGCACCACGATCATTAATTTGGCCAATTCGAGCTGCGGATAATAC